CCAGCCTTCAAGAACTTCTAGAGCTAAGAGGACGGGCAAAGATTACTCTTAGAGGTGAGCTGCCTACAGGCTCTTTCTTCCAGCTCGCAGGACAAAATAAGGTGTATATGCTCATGGAAGATCTGGTAGCACGCTCGACTACAACTTTCTCGGCAAAGGTGTTCCCACCCATAAGAGTTGTCGGCGATCCCGTAGACCTTGTCACAGGTGAAGATGTGATTGCGGAGATGGTCTTGGACACGGAGAGTGTTATCGGCATGGTGTACATTGACGGTATTCTGATGGATAATGGTGCTCTGACGCTATTGGAGGTTCTATGATTTCATTGTCTCCTGCAATGCAGCAACTGATGGAGCAGGATATCGTAAACACGTTCTATCTGGTCAAGATCTATACAGACCCTCCTGCCTTACTAACAAGCTATGGCGACGCTCCCCTCCAGACTACGACGGGAGAAACCTTTATCAATGAGGGCTACCTGCTATCTGTCGACCCTCCGGCACTGTCCACAACTGTCGACCGTGCTGAGTTTAAGGTTGTATTGGCGAACAACACTTTTGAGGCAAGTGAGTTCTTCGATTCTGTGAAGTTCGCAGGCGCACGTCTTGAGGTATATCTCTCCGCTGTAACCGAGAGCGGATACCCTATCAATGACATAGACCAAATGCTGATGACCTACGGAGGACGAATTAGTGGGATCACAAAAGAGTTTGATACGAATGTAGAGGGCGAGTCCAAGATCACAATACTCTGTACATCACCTGTGGGGAAGCTAGACGCCAAGAGCAGCGTCTATACATCGAAAGAATATCTAAGGAATATCGTTCCTAATGACAGTGCCTTCGACCAGGTATATATCGGTTCAGGCAGACTGGCGCTAAGATGGGGTAAGAACTGATGGCAGCAGTGAGTGGTTGGGTAGTAGCTAGCTGGGTGGTTACAGTAGCATCCGCAGCTTATCAATACCAACAACAACGTAAGATGAGGAAGGCAGCGAAAGCTGCTGAGGAAGCTCGTAAGGGTTTTGAAGTAGTATCCGAGGGTGTCTCCACAGATTTGCCTATTGTCTATGGCTATGCCAAGATCGGAGGCATCCGAGTCTTTCATAACACAACCGGCGGATTCATCTATGCTGACTCTGCAGCAGATAAGAAATTTGATGCAGGGCCGCCAGAACGTCTTCCTTATACTTATACCTTTGAAGAGACTTCTTATGAATGGTTGGCCAAGATCGATGGGTATGACCATGTCGTAACCACCACTGAGGTTACGGTACCTGGTCGTCCTTCCGGTCTTTTGAATAAAAGCTATGGCGGCTCTAAGAATGAGTTTTTGTGGGTTCAACAAGCGCTCTGCCAAGGCCCAATCTCAGCAGTGCACGATGTCATTATTAACGAGTCTATGCGGCTAGATGACCCTTTGTTGGGCACCTATACCACTAATGGTAATGCTAGTAGAGTTTTTGGGCTCCATGCAGGGTTTGACCCAGGCTATAATGGTGGAGCTTCCTCGACCAATGCCCCGGTATCTTATTATGAAATAAAGAACATCAAAGCAGCCTTTCGTTCAGAGGTCTTTTTCGGCAAGAATCCCCAATTGGATTTGCTAACCAGCACTAACTTCGGAGATAGGTCTCAAGCCAAATTCACAGACATGGCTTTTTCCATGTACGTTGTTCGTCTTGACCGGGATGACCCTCAATTCCAGGGTGCCGTTCCTGATGTGCAGTACTTGATTGAAGGCAAAATGGTCAGGACGGTTGTAAATGGAGAGCTGCAGCTCGCCCGGATCGCCTCTAATAACCCTGCTTGGTGTCTGCTGGACTACTTGTTGGAACAGCCAGACCTGACCCTTCAAAGTTGCAAAGGGCTCTCTCCTGATGAAATCGACCTAGTCTCTTTTGAGAAAGCTGCTGCTATCTGTGATAAGATTGTCGGGGAACGCCCCGTAGGCGGTCAGTTCTGGCAACCAGTGGACGGCAGCCGATCAGTCAAGACCCAGCCTTTGCGACTCTATGAGTGCAACATTATCGTAGACACCAAGAAGAGCTTCAGAGAAAATATAGAGATTTTGTTAGGCACGATGGGTGACGCTCGTTTGGTATGGTCTGCAGGCAAGTATAAGCTGTCTCTACAGTATCCAGAAACCAATGAGCAGATTGAGCTAGCAGGCGTTATTACTGATGACGAGCTGGTTCTGGGTGAGCCGGTGTCTATAAAGACGCCTGACATGTCTAGAAGATTGAATAGCGCACTGGTTCGCTACCATGATGATACAGCTTCTTTTCAGGAGACCAGCGTTTCTTGGCCGCCAAAACGCAACGGTGTCGTTGCTCAAGGTATCGGCGGTACTGGGTACCCTCCTGTCAGTGGCTGGACTAATAAAGATGGACCGTGGAGTGTCGGTTCAACTTATGGGGTCTGGTCTGGCAGTGAGCTTACCACCACGTTGACTTGGAAGTTCTTCAGTTATGAGACTACTGCTGCGCTCTTGGAAATGTCGGCAGACGATTCCGGGACTTATCGTATTTTTGGCCCAGGTGTCGATCAGACACTATCTTCTAGTGGGAATTCCTGGGCAATAATTGGCGTCACTCTCCAGCAAAACTCGGTCTACACTATCGAAGCCTCTGCTACCAATAACAAGGGTCTTGCTGCTGTTATAGGCCGCCTGAGAGACGACGCAACCAAAGCCTATATCTGGACGACGCGGAGTCCTGCTTACGCAGACTTCATTGTCACTCCTGTTAGTGATGCTATCTACCAAGCTCTCCTGGCAGAGGACAACGGCGTTGCGCTAGAAGAAGACTTCTTCTTTGACGGCTGTACCGACTATTATCATGCCTTGGCAAAAGCCGAGGAAATGGTTCGTATGAGCCGGACTGCTGACGAGGTGGCCTTCACGATTAATCTCAGAGACAAGCTCTATGAACCTGGGGATATCATCAGGCTGCAATCTGAGACTTGCTATGTTGGTATAGTAGAGCCTTATTACGTCCGAATAGACGAAGTGAGTCCAACAGAGGACTATACAGCGGAAGTCAAAGGTACACGTTTCGACTACAGTCAGCTGGCTTGGAATGTACCAGATCACATCTACGAAGTTCCTGGCACTGAAGTAGACTTTACCGTATCTCCTCCTGTGGGTCTTGTTTATACGCCGGACGCATTAGGTATCTGGGAGAGCTCACAAGGGCGTTTGTCTTGGGATTACCCAGACGGGCTAACAGGAACCTATTTCCGTGTCTATATTCTAACGAAAGATTCTTTTGATGAGAACGGAGCGCCCGTTTTTATTTTAATTGGCGAAACTGAAGGTCTCGAGTTCTTTGTCAGTGACTTAGTCGTTAATACATCCTACGTATTCGGTGTCAAGGCTGTCCGGAGAGTCTCTGGCAAAGAATCGGTCATGGCGACTACTGGTCCAGAGGCTGTCAAGGTATTTGAGACGCTTGACACATCTGTCACCCCAGAGCTGACGGCGCAGGACAGCGAAGATGGGGTAGAGTTAAGCTGGGTTTTGTCTGACCAGTCGCCCTTAGGTGGACGCTCTATGGAGATAGTCAAGGTACTGGAACCAGAGGTGCTACCTGTAGATCCGGATACAGGGGAAGAACTGCCTTACGTTCCTTCAATCCTTGATGCAGAGCCAGTTGGAAGAGGGCGCGGCAATAGCTACCGTGATCGTAATGTAGTACCGCACCGTCGTTACCATTACTGGGGGCGGGTGACTCATCCTGAGAATCCTGAGAGTGTCCCTGGTCCTTGGTCAGAAGTTGCGAGTGTCCTTTACACGGGCGACTATGACTACTACTCTGATGGAACTCCTCCTCCGGGAGTTACAGGAGTAGAGATTGACGCTGCATACTCTACTGTTCTGCTGCGTTGGGATCCCGCATGGGAGACACACAGCTACCGTAACCATGACTACACAGAAATTTGGAGATCAGCGACTTCGGATTTTGCCGCTGCTGTAATTGTGGGGACAGCCAAAGGCAACATATTCTCTGATCCTGTGGGGACAGAGGCAACCGTCTATTATTGGTTGAACTTTGTGTCTCTGGCTGGCGTTGCAGGACCGCGCTCAGGGCCGCATAGCGCTCAGACAGCTATACCAGCGGATGTGATTAAGCAGAACTTGCTAAATAGCCTGGGTTACGAGCACTTTGACGTGGCAGCGGGCGCTTTCCCTATAAGGCTTCTGGATAGCCTGCCGGCATTGCCAGATCCTATCTACCCAGAAGGCGCTTATGTTAGTCTGCTGCCAGGTGCAATTCTCCATCAAAATCGTGGAAATGTCTGGGTTAAAGTGGTTAACGCCGTCGACATGGCAGGGAGGATTACGGAGACACAAATCTCTGATAATG